TAATATAATAGAATCGGTCTTAGCTCGTAAAATTATTCTATTTGCATCTCCAACTAATTGTGAGCCTTTAAATTTAGAAACACTTTCAGATTTAGTAGGTTGTTGATGTAATGTTAAATCAGTTAACTGTTGCATTGATGTTAAATAAAATGCAGATGAATCATTTTTAAATGATTCTATAGTAAATTCGTTAGTATCTTTATCTAAATGCTTATTAGATATTATTATTATAGGATCTCCGTCTATAGTACTAGACCAAGTAGGTTTTAATGTATAATTTCCATTATTAACAGTACTTCCTAATCTAATACTATTACCAAACCGACCTTCGAGAATTGAATCTCCTTCAAAATATTGTAATTTAGATATTGATTTTTCTTTAAAAGATTTTCCTAACTCATTTTGGGTACCGGTTGCATTAACATTTGAAGTTTGAATTTCTGCTATACCTGGTAATGCATTATGATTTATGTTTGATTGTATATTATATGCTGGAAAGTAATACCATTGTCTTCGAAATCTATCGGCGGTACTAAAATCATTAGTTCCTTGAAATATTAATACATGCTCTCCAACTAACGGTATTTCATTGTTTCGAGCATTTGCCGGCTTACAAATTAATTCTTGGACTTTGTCTTCGTCATATGTTCGAACTAATACAGTAGATATATTACTATTGGCATCTTCTTCATTATACTTATAAGTGTCAGTTATTGTATTTTCTAACACTTCTGCTAATAAAAAATTAACTCTCATTGTTTTTCTCCAACGATTCTTTTACATTGTTAATTTTTTCTTGTAATTCTGTATCTTCACTTTGGATTTTATCAATTTCATCTGTTAATTCTTCTTCAAACTCAGATTCAGCAATTTTTAATAATTGACTCTTTTCATCCTCACTTAATAAAGAATTTTCTCCGGTTATAGTTTGTTGAGTTGATATGTATCTCTGTACAATTGCTGTTAATTTTACTAGATGATCATCATTTTTAACAGCTACATCTAAATATTCTTTAATTAATGGTACTATAATAGTAGCATCCGATGCTGTACGAATTAGTGGTTGTAATTGAGATATTAGTTGATTAATTTGTCTATCTTTCTTTTTAGAGTTGTGATAGACATCTGACATTAAATCAGAAAAACTTTTACCTTTAAATAAATGATCATTGACATCCATATTATGGACTCCTTTTAATATAAATATTAGAAGGGTAAATTCACAAACTCAGTTTGTTCATATTCTAAAAATTTTGTTGAATATATTTGTTTTAAAACTTTTATTACCTTTGTAATATTGTTTGTTTCTAACCCAGTGCGCTCTCGTATAAATACATATAAAGCTTTTTTATTAAATTGCTCGATATTTTCACGTTCTTCAAAAATATGTAATATAGAATCAGCTACATGTATATCAGTTTGACTTGTAAATATAGAATTTATATTACTATAACAATGTTCAACATATGCGTCCATAAAATATTTTAATGTTTCTGCCATTTCAGCATTATGCATTTCAGTCATGACGTTTCGTTGCTCATCAATATTTATTGGTTCTGATTCTTTTTTTAGTTTTGCATAACCTTTTTGATTTTCAGCAATTAAATAATTAAACGATGTACGAGTATAATATGAATAAGCTCTTCCAGCATCTGGATTAAATTTATCTAGTCTAATTGTTAGATAGGTAACTAAATCTGTTTGTAAGTCTTTAAAAGATGAATCTATATATTCACATTTCATTTTATTAATTAAATTTTCAGATAATTTCATAAATGCAGGAAATATAAATCTTCTATATATTTTTTCCTTAAGAACACGATTTTCATATGATCTATTATACGCAGATATTGATCCTTCGGTAACCGTAGTCCAATATCTATTTGACTTTTTCTTTTTTCTTCCCATTAAATTCTTCTTCTAAATTATCAATAACATCTTTTAACATTGCAAACGTAGTGCCAGCTTCATCATCTTTTTCAAAAGCTCCTAGTCTGTCAATTTGTTTCATTTCTTTATGAGTCTTGCTTATTTGTGTATACATATATTGAGTCATGTCTTCTAATTCTTTTGTATATTCTTCTAAATCAGAAAATACTCCAGCTAAAATATATGCTCTATATGTAAAATATGCTACAGTACCTGACAATAACACAATACACAATACTAATAATGAATTCATAATTAATTTTTATCTTCTTTAAAATCACTAAAAATATCTACAATAGATTTATCAATTTCAGGATTTTGTTCTGCTAGATTCTTTAAAGCATTTTTTTTAGTAGCTTTTGCTTTTGGCGAAACTAGCTTTGGGGAATTATTTTTAAAGCTTCTCCATCTTTCATATTCTATTTGAGAAGCCATATGATCTGCATGATGTAATAATAATGGTAAATTAGTTTTTAATTTAGCTTGTGCTGACCTTGCAATAAAATATGGTTTATTAGCATCATCATATATACCATCATGTATTCTAATAGCTAGAAATTCATTCCACGACATTTGAACTTGATATTTTTGAAGTAAATATATTGAAAGATCTGGTACCATACTAAAAGGAATATTTTCATTATGCTTATACATCCTTCCCATATTTTTTCTATGCCAATCTGATGTTTCAACTTGGTATACTTCTCTCCCACGGCCTGGAAACCCACATTTCCCTAAATCATGATGCATAGCAGCAAACATCATTTCATTATAGTCATACCCAGACATATCCGATCCCATACTTTCCCAAGAATTATATAGTTTTTCTACGCAATCCATTACTCTAAGAACGTGATCTATATATCCTCCTGCAAATGCATTATGATAATGTGCTACTGACGAAGCAGGCATCATTACAATTCTGTCTTCATATTCATCATATAACTTATTTAAATTGTCTGCTCTTTCTGGAAATAAAGTATTAACTCTATTTCTATACTCGTCCCAATTGGATTTGATTTTTTCTGCTTCTAACATATTTTTATTTATATTATAATAAATTATTTGGAATATTCCAATATACCTTCTGCCATTTTAAATGTGCATAAAGAGCATATAACAGATAATGATGTTGAAGAAATTTCTACTATATTAGTACAATTTTTGCATCTGCATTGTATTTTCTTTGTTGTTTTACTTTTTTGAATTGATTTTTTCATTGATTTTTTATTTTATGTTATTACTTGTCCCGTAGGACCTTGTCGTGATGGTGGAGGTGGAATATCATCGTCTTCGTCATAATGTAATCCATCATTTCCATTCTGACCAATTATATCCATTCGTTCATCTATACCATCTTCATCCCAATCTTCGGCATCTGATGGATGTGGTGGTCTAAATGCAGATTTATCAACAGTTTCTCCATATATATTCGTCTTTGTTGTTAATGACTGTATATCAAAAGCTTTATTTGCTGCTATTAATAAGACTATTGCTAATGGATCAAATACAAATATGAATATTAATATAAACCAATTTACTACTTGATTCATTGGACGATCTACTAATTCAGAAACATATTTTAAAGGACCAATTTCTGCAGTAACTGTTGAATTTGATTGAATATCTAATATATTTAAATCATATGACGTAATTGAGTCAGTCAATGTTTCAATCTTTATAGATACATTATTTCGTTCTGTTTTCATATCATTTAATTGAGTAGTTAAAACTCTACGAGTAGATGATGAAGTAGTAGTAATTATTTGATTAGTTTCTTTATCACGATATTGAATCTTATTATTAGATAAACCTTTTGTTAATTCAGAAATAGAATTAGCTAATAATTTTTTTTCATTAACATAACCTGTTAATTGATCTTGAAATCTTTCTTTTTTCATTTCAATTACAGATATCTGTCTATCCATTACAAATAAATCATTAGCGGTTGTTTGATATGCAGATGTTAGGAATCCATATATACCTAATGATGTTATAAACATTAAGATTACAACAGCTCCAGTTAAATATGTTTTAAATAATAGATTAAGATGTTTCCAGTATCGGTGTAAATAAGTAGCAGTTATTAATTTTGCAGCTTCTAAAGATCCGGCCATTATAG